GTGAATCTTCCGAGGCTCACGGTTTTATTTTCTCTCAATCTCATCAGTTAGGCTCATATTTCGTTCACAATAAGAGGCAGAATACTCGATGAAAGGCACCATTCCACGTACATTTATAGACGATATATTAACTAAAGTTAATATCGTTGATCTGATCAATTCTAGAGTAAAACTGAAAAAAGCCGGCCGAGATTATCAGGCGTGCTGTCCGTTTCATCATGAAAAAACCCCCTCTTTTACCGTCAGTGACAAAAAACAGTTTTATCATTGCTTCGGTTGTGGCGCGCACGGCAATGCCATTTCCTTTTTGATGGAGTATGACAAACTGGAATTTGTGGAAGCGGTGGAAGAACTGGCCGGTTTTCTTGGGTTGGAAATTCCCTACGAAAAACGACCGCACTTTAACGAGAGTGGCAAGCAAGTCGGCTATCAAACCAAGCGCAATCTATATGAATTAATGCAGGGAATCGCCAAATTTTATCAGCAACAATTGCCGTTAAATATTCCTGCACAAAGCTATCTGCAGCAACGTGGTTTATCACCTGAAATTATCGAACGTTTTCAAATCGGTTACGTGCCGAATGCGATGGATTCCGTTTATCGCCAATTCGGTAAAACCCGTGAAGAGCAACAAAAACTGTTCGATTTAGGCATGCTTTCGCGCAATGATCGTGGCAATGTTTATGACAAATTTCGCAATCGGATTATGTTTCCTATCCGCGATCGTCGAGGCCGCACCGTGGCTTTCGGCGGACGGGTTTTAACCGATGAAAAACCGAAATATTTAAACTCACCGGAAACCGTGACCTATCACAAAGGCAGAGAATTGTACGGTTTATTTGAAGCCCTACAAGCTGACGATTCACCCCAAAAACTGTTGGTTGTGGAAGGCTACATGGATGTGGTGGCATTAGCCCAATTCGGTGTCAATTATGCCGTGGCCTCTCTTGGCACATCAACAACCTCGGAGCAGATTCAATTACTCTTTCGTTCAACAGAACAAGTGATCTGCTGTTATGACGGCGATCGCGCAGGGCGTGATGCGGCATGGCGAGCCTTAGAAAATGCACTGCCTTATTTGGAAGACGGCCGTCAACTCAAATTTATCTTTTTACCTGACGGCGAGGATCCCGATACCTTTATTCGCCAATTTGGCAAAGAGGGATTCGAGGAATATCTCAATAACGCACAATCTTTAAGTGAATTTTTATTTGCTCATTTGACGCCACAAGTGGATTTCTCCAGCAAAGAAGGGAAAAACAAACTGGCGGCATTAGCAATACCGTTAATTAAACAAATTCCGGGTGATGTACTACGTTTGGATTTGCGTAACACGTTAGCCAAAAAACTGGGGATTCTCGATCCGACGCAGCTGGAAAGCCTTATTCCAAATCAGCAGAAAACAGAAAACACACCGACAGCCCAACCGATACAATTTAAGCGAACCCCAATGCGTGTGCTGATCGCCTTGTTGTTACAAAATCCGGAATTGGTGAAATTTGTGCCCGATTTGGAATCTTTTCGTTCGTTAAATGAGCCGGGCTACGATTTGTTTGCAGAAATGACCGCACTTTGCCGTGAAAAAGTGGGTATTAGTTCCGGGCAACTGTTGGAACACTGGCGAGATACACCTCAACAAAATACGCTTGAAAAACTGGCCACATGGAACCATTTGGTTGAAGAAGACAAGATTGAAGACACCTTCCGCGAAACCTTACGTTATTTTTATCTACAGATCATTGATAAACGAATAAATTGGCTAATCGCTAAGGATCGTAGCGAAGGATTAAATCTTGATGAGAAAAAAGAACTTTCAACGTTGTTGTTGGTAAAAAAACGCGAAAAAGAACACGAAAGAAATAGTTAAACCGAAGGAAGAATGCTAAAATCTTGGCGTTTTATCTTCACTAAATTAAGTAAGCAAGGCGGATATCAAATATGGATCACAATCCACAATCTCAATTGAAACTACTCATCGCCCAAGGGAAAGAGCAAGGCTATTTAACGTATGCCGAAGTCAATGACAGCCTGCCCGAAGAACTCGTCGATGCCGATCAAATTGAAGATATCATTCAAATGATCAACGACATGGGGATTCAGGTGTTGGAGACTGCACCGGATGCCGATGATCTGATGCTCAATGAAACGATTACTGATGAAGATGTCGTTGAAGAAGCAACACAGGTGTTATCCAGCGTTGAGGCCGAGTTAGGCCGTACAACCGATCCTGTGCGCATGTACATGCGTGAGATGGGCAGTGTGGAATTGCTTACCCGCGAGGGCGAAATTGATATTGCCAAACGTATTGAAGAAGGTATCAATGAAGTACAAAGTGCTGTTGCCGCTTATCCTGAAGCGATCACTTATTTAATTGAACAATACGAATCAGTAGAAAATGGCGGTGTTCGCTTGGCTGATTTAATTACCGGTTTTGTCGATCCAAACGTATTGAGCGAATCTGATAACACCCACTTAGATGAAAATTTTGATTCCGATGAAGAAAATGAAGAAGATGTCGGCGATAATGGGTTAGATGATGAAAGCGAAGATGAAGAAGATGGCGAAGAAAACAGCAGCGATGATGGCGATAGCGATAACAGCATCGACCCTGAAGTTGCACGCGAGAAATTCACCGCACTTAAAGAACAGCATCAAAAAACCTTGGCAAGCATTGAAAAACATGGTCGCACATCGAAAAAAACCAAAGATGAAATTCAAGCCTTGTCAGATATTTTCACTCAATTCCGTTTAGTGCCAAAACAGTTTGATATTCTTGTGCTATCCATGCGCGACATGATGAAACGCGTGCGTGCGCAAGAACGCTTTATTCAGCGAATCGTAGTCGATAATGCCAAAATGCCTAAATCCGGTTTCCAAAAGAGTTTCATCGGGCATGAAACTACCGATACTTGGTTGATTAAAGCCTTGGGCGCTGGCAAAGCATGGTCTGAAAAACTAGTACAATATGAAAATGATTTGCGTCAAGCCATCGCAAATTTAGTACAAATTGAGCAAGACACTCATCTCACTATTCAGCAAATTAGAGAAATCTGCGAACGCATTGCACAAGGTGAGTTAAAAGCGCGTCGTGCAAAGAAAGAAATGGTGGAAGCCAACTTGCGTTTGGTGATTTCCATTGCAAAAAAATATACCAATCGCGGATTGCAATTCCTTGATTTAATTCAAGAAGGTAATATCGGCTTAATGAAAGCAGTAGATAAATTTGAATACCGTCGTGGTTACAAATTCTCCACTTATGCCACTTGGTGGATTCGTCAGGCGATTACCCGTTCTATTGCGGATCAAGCACGGACAATCCGTATCCCGGTACACATGATTGAAACGATTAACAAGCTAAATCGTATTTCCCGCCAAATGTTACAAGAAATGGGACGTGAAGCCTCACCAGAAGAATTGGCGGAGCGTATGGGTATGCCTGAAGATAAAATCCGTAAAGTACTGAAAATTGCGAAAGAACCAATCTCTATGGAAACCCCTATCGGAGATGACGATGATTCCCATTTAGGTGATTTCATTGAAGACTCCACCTTAGAGCTTCCGTTAGATTCCGCCACCGCACAAAGCTTAAAAGCGGCCACACATGAAGTGCTGGAAGGTTTAACGTCACGTGAAGCGAAAGTTCTTCGTATGCGTTTCGGTATCGACATGAACACCGACCACACGTTAGAAGAGGTTGGCAAACAATTTGACGTTACCCGTGAACGTATTCGTCAGATTGAAGCCAAAGCATTACGCAAATTGCGTCATCCAAGTCGCTCAGAAACGTTGCGTAGCTTCTTAGATGAGTAGTGAAACAAACCCTAATAGTACAAAAAGGATAAGTCATAATGACTTATCCTTTTTGTTTACACATAATTATCATAATAGCTAGACTTTAGCGTAATATTTCCCTATAATCTGCACCTCAAATCAATGCTCACCGCCCCCATAGCTCAGTCGGTCAGAGCAGTCGACTCATAATCGATTGGTCACAGGTTCAAGTCCTGTTGGGGGCACCAACTTAATAATTCATACTGCTCCATTCTGATTCATTTCAATTCAAAAACACTTAAAAATCAACAATTTTAATTGATTCAATAGCGCATTATGCTCCATTCTGATTCATTTTGATTTTGCTTTTTCGTACCCGATATAGTACCCTGGCACAAATTTACTAGTTTTTTGGGTACTAAAAACAAGGCAAAATCATGGCAAGAATAGTGAAGGGTTTAACCAATACACAGGTTGAACGAGCAAAATACACACCTAATGGAACAAATGAATTAAACGATGGCAAAGGGCTATTTCTTCAAATGTATCCAACTGGGGCGAAGAAATGGCGCTTCCGCTATGAAAGACCAATCACCAAAGCGCGCACCAAATTTAATATAGGCGATCACCCCTCTATAACACTAGCCCAAGCACGCGCCAAAAGGGACGAATACAATGCTTTATTAGCGCAAGGGATAGACCCGCAAGAACACGCCAAACAGAAACACCAAGCCTTACAGTTTCAGTTAGAAAATACCTTTCTCAAATGGGCGGAACGTTGGAAAGAAAATAAAGAAAAGAAAGTCAAAGCGGATACCTTAAGGAAAGATTGGCGACGGATTGAAATGTACCTGTTAGAATCACTGGGGCAAATCCCTATTGATAAAGTGCTTCCTCCCCTACTGATTCAGACCCTTACCCCCTTGGAAGCCATGAAAGACCGCAGAACAGGCACGGCAGATAGCGACACCTTGAAGCGAGTTATCCGCTTAGCCAATGAAATTCTAACCTATGCAATGAACGCCGGGGCAATTCCTTTTAATCCGTGCTTAAGCGCAAAAGATATTTACAGTTTCGCCCCGGCGGAAAGTCATCCGCACATTGAGCCGGCAGAATTGCCCCTATTGCTAACGGATATAAGCGAATCAAAGGCACAACCAAGAACAAAGGATTTAATCTTGTTTCAACTTTTAACCATGGTGCGCCCATCAGAAGCGAGTAACGCAGAATGGGCCGAGTTTGATTTAGAAAACAAGGTTTGGACGATACCCGCCGAAAAAATGAAAATGAAGCACCCGCACAAAGTCCCGCTTTCTAGTCAAACAATTAGACTGCTTCAACACTTACAATCGCAAACAGGGCACAAGCGTTTTGTATTTGCCAGTAGAAATAAAATAAATGAGCCGATGAATTCCCAAAGCGTCAATAAAGCCCTTGTTGATATGAGCTATAAGGGCAAACAAGACGCGCACGGATTGCGCTCCATAGGAAGAACCTACATTGGCGAGAAACAAATGGACGGTTACGAAGTGCTAGAAATGTGTATTGCCCATAAAGTCGGCACAAGCACCGGCAAAATCTACGATAAAGCAGACTTCTTTGAACAACGAATCCCAATTATGCAAGCATGGGGGGATTTTGTAGAACAGTGTGCGGAACGCACTTCCAGTAAAAGCTAGAGATAAAGAAAAGACTATTGGCAAAATTATATTGAAACAAAGGTTGTAACGCGCTGTGGTGGGGGTTGAACCCACAATGCCGCGATTGCTCGCTGACTTACCATTAGCCTACACAACGCATTACTGTGCACCACTCTATATACCAACTAAAACAAAGTCAAATGCATTTCTTAATCTCTATCAATACCACAAGGGCGAGTAATCGCCCTATTTTTTTGCCCATCCTTCATTACTCATTTTTGTTTTGTAAAAGTTTTCAAAAATTTTTCCACTTTACCACTTAACCAATTCTTTATTTTTATATCATATTGAAATAAAAAGAAAATAATAAGAAAAGATTAAGTGAAAATGCAAGTGAGAAATAAGTGGTTAAGTGGAAAATATAAACCGCTATTTTTTTGCGATACGCAATAAACCCAAACAAATTACCTGTTTTTATATATTTGATTGAGACATAACAAACAGGAGCAACAAAATGACCTTACAAGCAAAATCTACACAAGAAGAAGCCCTTCCAAGCGAAAAAATCAAAGGAAAGTATGAAGGCTTAATTGGGGAAATGTTCGATGTTTTAATCAATGAGTTTGAAAAAAATTCGAAAACTAAGAATGAAGCGTTAACACTGGCAGAAAGTACCGTTTTAACAATAGCTAATTATTTTGGTGGGCGCAGTTTTTACCTTCTAAACGGAACAAGATTGAAGGCACAAATTAGAGCTAATCGAATTTTTAAAGAATTCAAAGGCGACAATATGAATGAACTAACAAGAAAGTATAGCCTTTCCTCCCCCCCCATATTTATGCCATTCTAAGAAAGCAACAGAAATTGCGAAAAAATGAATCAGTAAAGTAATAATGTAAGGAATTGTAAATATTGCTCAATTATTAAGCAAACAATTCACTATAAAATGATTCAATTTTCCAAGTTTTTAAACGCCAAATCTTTAAACCGTGTTTAAGAGGCCTTTAAATATCGTTTAAAAATTTAAAGATATTTAAAAAAGTGACATAAAAAAGCCAGTTTTGTCACTTTTTTTAAAACACGATAACAGCAAGTTAAACGATTTTCTTTGCAAGTTTATGTATTTAAACGACATCCTCATTTTGATAACCGCTTTTAAAAACAGGTATCAAAATGAGGAAAATCTTTATAAAACAATCGGATGTTGACGCCCCTTCACAAATTTTATAGCCTATTTATGCCGTTCAATTTAACCCAAAACAAGTTATGAGGATTCATCATGAACGAACAACAATACCTAACCAATGACAAACACTACACCGTGCGCGAAATGGGTGAGCTTTTTGGCGTATCACGGAGCAAGTTAGACCGTTTGGTGAGAGAAGGGAAAATCAAGAAAACCAAATTTGGTGCAACTACGCTTTATAAAGCGACTGAAATTCAACGTTATTTAGCGAGTATCAACCAATGAGGACGCAGAAACAGGCAGGGCTTTTCAGTGCGCCAACACCAAAAAGCCCCTTATCATCATTTAGCCAAGCGAGCAAAACAATGACTAATTCACATTTTAGCAAAATATTTCACCAATTTGCCAAAAAACGCTTTACAAAGTGCGGTGGCTTTTGGCATTATTTTGCCGTGGTTGCAAAATCAACCGCCGAGCCTGAGAACTCGAATCATTTATCAGTGGCGCAGAACACGCCTATTGCGTGTTTTTTTATGCGTAGCGCACACGCACCCCAAGAACGCCTAGCGCGTCCATCTATGGTAGCGTGTAGCGGGAAAGGTTTCGCCCTTTGCTGTTTTCCACTGATGACAGTTTCTCAGCCCGTTACACGTTACCGCCCAAGCCTGAGAACTTTAGCAGTAACTTCCAATCAATTTTTCAGTGGAGTTACGCAAATGTATCAATTCATTTTTGCCGGCATACGCCGAACCGATCTTACAAACCGCATTCAAAAAATCCGCATTACCGCCGACAATGAGCACACCGCCCGCAAAGCGTTCGCTAAAGAGTTTATTTTAATCCTTGCCGGCAAAATCAACCTTAAAAATACTGTGAAAAACAACCGCACTTTAGGGGGGATTTATGCGTAATATTATTCAGATTGCACTACTTGAGCATTTACACCAACACGCCGACAATCAAGAAAGAATGGCCGAATATTACAACCAATTTAAACAGGCGGAACAAGACTCTACACAAGCCTTGAAAATGTATTCGGATCTTGTTTTTAGTTATGGCATTGAGTTAGATGCTTTACAAGAAAATATTGACGGCTCAATTTTGGTTGGCATTGGCTCAACCTTAAAACACCTTTGTGCCGAATTAGACCTTGCTCGGTCTGGCAGAGAACAAACAGACACTAATCTGAATACACTGGAACAAGGTGGTAATCATGACAGCTAAACGCAAAAATGCCCCGCATTTAGCCGACCAAGTACAAGACGGGGCGGAATTGATTATTTTAATCGGATCCAAAGCATGGCAGGCATGGGATAAAGGCAACGGGCTAGAATGGAGTTTATTAGCGCAAGCGATAAAAACAGATCCAAAACAAAAGCCCGTGATTTTAGGCCCAAGCCAGTTAGAGGAAATTAACGTTCTAAACCTTGCCGAAAACGACCGCACTTTTATTCGCCTTTGCCAATTCGGGAAGTTTTCACATTCCGAAGAATTGCCGGCTGTGGTGGCAAACTTGGCAAAGAATACGAATGTTCAAAATCTAACGCTATGCGATAGCTTAGGGCACCTACAGGAAGACGGCAATTTGTCAGCATGGCTTAAACGCACGCGCGAACAAAACGGCGAAAGTGTGGCAGAAATGGTAGCAGAAAGCGTGAGCCGAAAATCCCCCATGATTGATTTTGAAAGCGAGAAGCCGACACAACCGGAAATCACAGAGGCGTTTTTACAATGGACGGATAAACCTATCCGCCAAGATAGCACCATAGGGAAAACCTTAGAATATAATGGGCTATATTGGCAGGCGTTACCGGAGACAATCCTTCAACGCAAGATTATGGCGTTCTATCATGAACAAGGCTATAACAAATACACTGTGAGAAGCCTGAAAGTCATTGCCGACCTAGTCGCAATCAAGGCGGATGAAATCCCAACACAAAACCCCGATTTTATCGGCTTTCAAAACGGGGTATTAAGCAAGAAAACAGGCGAATTCATGCCGCACAAAATTGACCACTTTTTGCGCTCAATAGAAAAATTTGATTGTGATACTCGAAGCCAAAATATACCGCACTTTGATGATTGGATTGAATTTGTCAGTAACGGCAACCAAAACAAAAAGAACGCGATTTTAGCCGGGCTTTATATGGTGCTCACCAACCGGCACGAATGGGGGCTATTTTTAGAAGCCACCGGCACCGCCGGCGCGGGAAAATCAGTATTCAGCCGAATAGCTTCAATTATCAACGGCGAAAGCAACACGGGCTATATCAACCTTCAAGAATTGGAAATAGACCGCAAGCGGGCAATGCTAATCGGAAAAAGCCTTGCTATATCGCCCGACCAAAAGCCCTACAAGGGAAGCGCGGACGAATTGAAGGCAATTACCGGGGGCGATAACGTTACCGTAAAATTGGTTTATGTTGATGATTTTGCCGTAAAACTCACGCCAGTGTTTATGTTAGTAACAAACTACCCTTTACTATTCACCGACCGAAACGGGGGTATAGCCCGCCGGCGCATAATCATTCCTTTTGACCGGGCCATTCCGAAAGAGAAAAAGGACGTGCATTTCACCGAGAAAGTACAAAAGGAAGTTTACGGCATAGTGAATAAGTTATTAGCCCTTTTCCCAAATCCTGATACGGCTAGAGCGATTTTGGAAGAATACCGGGATTTAGACGAAGGCAGACACATAAAACGCGAATCTAATCACCTGATTGACTTTTTAGGGCATTTTGAATTGAGGGAACACCGAAACGAAAAAGCCCTAAGAATAGGGAATGCAAGGGGTGGATTTATTCCCTATGGTGACAGATTAGGCAAACCGGATAGCCTATACTCCGCCTATTTGTTCTACTGTGAATGTAATGGCCTATCTCCAATTAATCGCTTTTCCTTTAATAATGCATTAAGTGACGCATTCAAAGAGGCGGGAGAAAAAATACCTTTTGAAATAAAAATGCTATATGGAAACGAGACAACTAACGCATATTGGAAGAATAGAGTTCTTTCTATTCGACAGTGGGAAGGATAGTATTAAACGACTAATTTCAGAAAAGGCGACAAAATCGCCTTTTTTTTCGCCTGAAATCTACCATTTTTCTAGAATTCCACTTTACAAAGTGCTCATAAGTGTAGCTAAACCACTTGAATAAAACCTTATTCAAAAAGGCTTGAGAGTGTTTTGAGTGGTTAAGTGGAAAAATTTTTCAAAACTTTTTTTCTTTTTTTGCATTCTTTTTTCTTTCTATTTTGATTGAGAAATAACAAACCCACAAAGGGAGCTTTTTATCTTTTAATTGTGTGAGATTCATCAGTAAAAGTAAAAAAGGTAAAGAGTATGGGAAAAGCAATTTTTGAGATTTTACGCACCGGAACGCATAGAGCTAGAAACGGTAGATTTACATTTAGTCAGGAGGATATAAAAGGCATTGCTAAATTTTATTCAGCAGATGTGAAGAAGGCACCTTTAGTTATCGGACACCCTGAAAACGATAACCCACAATATGGAAACGTCACAAAACTTTATCATCATGAAGGGCATTTGTTTGCCGAAGCAGAAATTAATGAAGAGCTAATTAGCAAAGTTAAAAACGGCGAAATCAGCGGAATTTCTTCGGCGGTCTATTTTTCTGAATCTAAAGGCAATCCGGTGAAAGGCTTGGGCAGTTACTTAAAGCATGTTGGATTCCTTGAAAAAGGTAAAGACGAACCGGCAGTTAAGGGGATGTTAAACCCTGAAATTAGCTTACATATCGCCAACCTAAGTGCAGATAATGACATTGTATTTCTTAGTGATGGAGGATATTCCTACAATCGCCCAAATAGGCGAATTAAATCAAAAAGCACAGTATTTCCAAAACGCCCTAGGCGTAGATTATGGCAGGGCGTTAGATATTATCAGTCAATAGGTAAAAATTATGACCAACGATTTAGATGAACTCAAAAAAGAAAATGAACGCTTGATTGCCGAATTAAGCGAAAACAAGAAAATTGTGGCAAATGCCAATAACACAAACTATGTAGAAGAATTGCTAAAGAAAGGAGTATTGCTTCCACGGCAACAGGATTTTGCAATAGAACTGTTAGATATTGCTTCAAACTACGATAACGGCGAATTTGTCGCCTTTAGCGAAGGGGAATGCCTAACCGATAAAATCAAAGATTTTTTAGCAAAACAACAACCTGTAAATCTAGCAATGCAAACTGAAAGCATAGATTTAAATTTATATAAAAAGCCTACTGTTTGGCGACAAGAAGGAGAACCATTTACCCCCCATCAGTTGGACGAAAGAATAAAAAATTATATGCGAACCTATAATGTAAATTATAGAACCGCTTTCAACGAAATCATTTCATCAGGAGAATAGATAATGACAAACCAAACTCAACAAACACTTCAAACGGCCCGAATTCAAGACCCAGTATTAACCAATCTAGCACAAGGTTATTACAACAATGAATTAGTATGTGAAGTTTTAATGCCGGTGGTAGAAATTGGCAAAGAAGCGGGGAAAATCCCACAATTCGGACGACAAGCATTTACGCAACCACGAACTGTACGCGAATTGCGTGGGGCTTCTAATAGACTAACCCCGGAAGATATTTCAACACTAGACGTGCAATTAGAAGAGCATGATATTGAATACCCGATTGACTACCGAGAAGACAATGAAGCAAGTTATCCTTTAAAACAATATGCGTTATCGGTTACCCAAGACATCATCGCACTAGGGCGAGAGGTAGAAACAGCAAAACTAGCTCAAAATAGCGATAATTACAGCACTGAAAATGTTATTTCTTTAAATACGAACAGCAAAATTAGCAATAAAAAATCCAATCCATTAGAAGTTATTGAAAGTGGTATTTATGCAATTTCTTCATCCATAGGTATGAAACCGAATGTTTGTGTGATTGCGGGAGACGTCTGGAAAGTTTTAAAAGAAAATGAAGTTATCTTAGAGCCTATCAAATACACCCGTACTGGTATTTTAACACCTGAGATATTTGCAGAGCTAATCGGCATTGAAACAGTAAAAGTCGGTGAAGCGGTACAACAGGTCGGCGGAAAATTAGAAAAAATTTGGTCTAATTGCATTATTCTTGCCTATGTATCAGATAAAGCCAAAAATAAGAAAGGTAATATTTTTGACCCTTCTTTCGGTTATACAGTAAGACGCAATAAAGGACAGTTTGTTGATACCTGTTTTGAGCACGGCGGGAAAGTTCAAATTGTTCGCTGTACAGATATTTACAAACTGCACTTATTGGGTAAATCAGCCGGTTATCTAATCAAGGATTGTCTTGCCGGTTAAAATCGTTCAGAATAGCCCCTAAATGGGGCTATTTTTATTTTTTGCCAAAGGCAGGCAGGTTTATACCCTTTTCTAAGAATAATACGGAATCAGGTTAAATTATGTTGAATTTGGCGGACTAACTTAAATTATTCCAAATATCCCACCATAAGCGGAACAAATAGCGCAGGATAATGCATAATAAATTGTATTGATTTTGTTTTTTAGTACCCTATAAAGTACCCAGACAACAATGGCCAAAATTTATTATTTAAGCATATCAATAAGTTACTAAAATTTATTTAGTCCTGTCAGGTCCTTTTATTGGTGATATGCCGATAAATGAAATTCTTCCAAAGGTTGTTATTGAAGCATTAGAATCACTCTATAACCAAGGCAAGGGCGATACATTAAAGCGCACTATTCGGCTATTGAATGAAGTACTTAATTTCGCTGTAAACTACGGCCTAATTGCCTTTAATCCTTGCTTACGAATCAATGAAGTATTTAACTTTGGAAAATCCACCAACAACCCGGCAATAACACCAAAAGAACTACCGGAATTAATAAAAGCCGTGATGTATTCCAGTGCGGCCATTCAAACAAAGTTATTATTCAAATTTCAGTTATTAACCATGGTACGCCCTGCTGAAGCAAGTAACGCCACATGGTCTGAAATTGATTTTAAAAAATCTTTATGGACTATCCCAGCTAACAGAATGAAGAAAAGACATCCTTTTGTAATTCCCCTTTCTTCCCAAGCTATGGCAATTCTAAACAAAATGAAAAGTATATCTGTGAAAAACGAATATGTTTTTCAAAGTTGGATTAAGTCTAGTCTAACCAACCAATGAGCAGTCAAACAATCAATAAAATGCTAGTCGATTTGGGCTACAAGAATAAACAAACTGCTCATGGATTAAGAACAATCGGACGCACTTATTTAGCCGATCAGCGTATTGATTATGAAGTGGCTGAAATGTGTATTTCTCACAAGACGGGTACGCAAACAGGAAAGATTTACGATAGGGCTGATTTCCTTGAACAACGCAAGCCAGTGATGCAACTTTGGGGCGATTTTGTAGAACAATGCGAACGTTAAAAGTGATGTGCGTGTAAAATATTTAAAAAGTGCGCTCACTCGTTCACCACTTCACTTTACTTTATTTTTCAAATAGTTATAGAGTGAAGAGAAAAGAGAAGTTATTCATCAAGGCATTCACCTTTTTAGATAAAAAAAGCGCGGTTTTTATGCCGCGCCTTTCACTATCTATTTGATTTTATGTACTCATT